CTTCATGAATAGAAACACGAAAGTTAAGTAACGAGGTACCCCGATGTCTGACTCCAGCTATATAGAAATCCTCAAGTTCGATACTGCCATTATCGACTCCGATAAGCGTATCGCCAAAGGCTGGGGTAGCTCCGACGTTCGTGACCTTCAAGGCCAGCTCATTCCAATGGAAGAGCTAAAGAAAACAATCCCAACCTACCTCCGTCGAGGAGGCACGATATCTCTTGAACATACCAGCAAGCATGTGGGACGAGTACTCAGTATAGATTGGGACATTCACCCAATCCGCAAGACCCTTGCTCCTATTGTAACTTACGAGATATTTAGCGATTATTCCATTGATAATGAGACCTGGGAACGAATACAAAAGGGCGAACTTGGAGCACTATCCCTGGGAGGTAGAGCTTTAAAGAACGAGGTTGTATGTGACAAAGACACCTGCACACAAATATTGAAGAATATCGAGCTTTGGGAATGGGCAGTAGTAGGCCGCGGGGCAAACCAGGATGCAACGAAGATAGCAACTTCTCTTGCAAAGGGGTACCCTGAGGTAATAATCTATGACTTCGATAAGAAGATTATCGATTTCCGGAAGAAGATTGCCTCCTTTAAGGGTGAAATCGACTCCTCCACTTGCCCAACGTGCATTGAGTTCAAGAAAGAAATCCTCAAGCACTCCCTTACATCTGACCAAGCTGACTCGATAATTAAAAGTTTAGTAGAGAGGCGACATATGCCCGAAGAGAAAACCAAAGAGATAAAGAAAGATGACGCCCCTGCTGAAACAGCAACAGGACCCGCGCCTCCTGGACCATCTCAGGCCGAAGAAGCTCCTCAGGAAGAAGAGGACGATGGACTCACTTCCATTGAGGAACTTCTAGAGGCGATGGCAACAAGACTGGAAATTCTGCAATCTACAGTTGAATCTATAGAAGCTAAGATAAGCTCTTCGGCTGTAAACGCCCCTCCAGCACCAGTAGAGAAACCCAAGGAAGTACCGCCAGAGAAACCTGCCGAAAAACCGGAAGAGAAGGCTGACGAAGAAGAAGAGTCTGAGGACGACCCCGAAGACCCAGAGAAAAAGAAGAAGAAGAAGAAAACAGAGATTAAGAAAGAGGTTACTGAAATGACTGACGCAGTTGATATTAAGAAAGAAGCAGTTGAGCTAATGAAAACCGAGTTTGTTGAGTTTCAGAAGGCATTCGTCACCGAACTCAAGAAAGAACTGGGCAGCGTTGTCCAGACTATTGTGGAAGTCGAGGTCAAGAAGGCATTGGCTTCCATGGGAACTCCGGCTACCTCCCCGAAAGCCGAAGACTCCAAGGCCAAGGAAGTAGCTGGAAACAAGGACATCCAGAAGGCTGCAGAGCCTAATGTGCAGACTAGCAAGACCACCATAAGTGTTATGGAACTCGCCAAGAAGTATGACTTCAACCAGCTGCATGACATGCTCGATGTCAACCAGGAGGAGTGATTTAAATGGGAAAGATTACAGCACGTATTAAGACCATGCAAGACATGGAAGCCGCCTTTTATGGTGGACAGATTGAAATGGAAAAAGCGATGGCACCTATCATCTCCTCAACGACCGGAGTGTATCAGGCTGTCTTCGGCGCGAAAGTCTGGGTTAACCTGAATCAGGAAGCTAACCTGGCTGGTATTCTGCCAAAGAAAGTTTGGGAGAAGTCTGGTGAGCGTCTCATCACTGCCCGTGCCGCCGCAACCGGTGGTGGGTATACCGAGAACGCCGCTCTGCCTGACACAATCAAGCCGACCTTCAACACGTACTCTCAGAAGCCGAAGACTATCGTTCACACCTTCGATGTTTCTGAAACCGCACAGTTCCTGTCTGGAGTAGATGACGGTCTGGGCGACGCGATGAAAGTCATGCGCGAGCAGATTGGTACTCACCACGCTGAAATGATGAACATCATGCTAGGTACGGACAATGATACCCTGGCTGGAACCAACCTGGAGTCCCTGGACCGTATCTGTGGTTCCTACTCGGAAATCACTGGCTGCGGACAGACTGCTGGAGACTTGGATATCTTTGGATTGGACAGAGATGCAGCTGCATCGTTCGCAGACGCACAGGTTTCGCACAACAGCAACACCGACCGTCCGTTGGAATTGACTCTCCTGAACGCAGAGTTCAACACCATCTGGAAGGCAAAGGGAAAGCCGAAGGTACTCGCTACCGGGTATGAAACCCTGACGGCCATTAATGAACTAATGGAGCCTCAGAGGTACTTCATGAACGCTGCGAAGGTTGTCCCGACCTACAATGGAATTGAGGGAGTTCAGGAAGGAGTTGAGGGTGGATTCTACGTCGCTACCTACAATGGTATCCCAATCATTGTATCGAAGGATGTATGCCTAGATACCCTCCCGAGGATATACTTCCTGGACACGGACTACCTGTGGATGAAGGTTGCAAAGCCGACTCAGTACTTCGAGGAAGGTATCTCGAAGGGCAACCCGTTCGCAGTTAACCGTGCTGGCGATGAGGGAATGTACCGGACTATGATGGAGCCGACTTGCCCCTTCCTGGGAGCACAGGGTAAGATCAGGGACCTCAAGTAAGGGTTAAACCCCTTATCTTCTTTTTGGGAGATATACCATGACAGACACACATACAATAGCAAAAGTAACTAATGGCAATGCAGGAGGTAAGAAAGTCCGTGTCATCGATGTAACTATCTCTAGTTACAACACAGGAGGTACCCTGCTTACCCCAACTGAGCTAGGATTCCGGCGCATAGATGACGTTGTTGTTATTGGAAATTCCCTTAACACCGTTGGTAAATGGGTATCAGCATCGAACAAACTGTACATATTCCAGCAAGCAGCTGGAGCTGGTGCATTCGCGGAGTTTACCTCAAACGGTGACGCAGGGGTTGTAAGGATTAAGGTAACCGGGAAGTAATTCCCTTCTTTTTCATCAAAGAGGTATCGCGATGACAAAGAACAGCTACCACCAACCACCAACAGACTTCCTCAGCGCGGCAGACTCTGTCCTAGCAGGAGCTACAAATAGCTACATAACAAACAATATTCCTGCAGTTGGCCCGCCGGCAATGGCTCCGATTACTATCGAAAGGCCAACAAACGCCTATATTGAAGTACTAGTCACCTCCACAGCCGGAGCGACTGGAATAGTCACCTTCAATTTCGTAGGCAAAGGACATGCTAAGAACAAGTGGCCTACCATAGCCCAATGGTCAATCTCGGTAGCACTAAATGCCACCACACCAGTAGTCTATGGAGAAGTAATAAACACCGAGGGATACAACGAAGTAGCCCTCCTGAGTGTAGTAAACGGCGATGGAACCCACGCTCTGAGCGCAGTTAATGCAAATGTGGGATACAAATACTAAAC